TACGGCAAATAGTATTCATAAAAAAGACAAGGTTTCAAGTGCCAGTCCTGCACTGTAATGATTTGACAGAAATAGATTATCATTTTCCTTGTGGATACGTCAAGCCAAGTTGCCTTCCTTTTCTTTGGTCCTGGTGGTTGAATGCTGCCGGTAAAAGAACGCCGGGCCTGTTCCGGGCGGTTCCTATGGTCCGGGGCAAGGTCCTGGTGGTGAAGCTGTGAGCGGTGAGGGAGCGCCGGGCCTGGCCTGGTACTGCAGGTGATCCCTGATCCGGAAGGGTTCCGGCGGGCTCGATCATGCCCCGGCCTGGTGGTGGATCGCTGCCGGCGAGAGAGCGCCCGGCCTGGTCCGGGCGGTTCCCGTGGTCGGCTGAAATTAACTCCGATTACAACTCACCTTATTTTCTCCCGGGGTCAGCGAGCTGTCCTTGTCCTGCAGCGGTCCACCGCCGCTCCAACCGGGTCCCGATCAAGCCTTCCTTTTCTTTGGCCCGGGTGGTGAACCGCCGCAGGCGGGAGAATCAAGATCTGTCCCGGGGGTTTCTGTGGCCCAGGGCAATGACCTGGTGACGAGACTGTGGGCGGTGAGCGCCGGGTCTGTCGGTCCCGCAGGTGATCCCTGATCCGGAAGGGATTGCTCCCAGGTGCCGGCGGGCGGTTCCCGTGGCCGGCGAGCTGCTTTCCCGCAGCGGTCCCCCGCCGCTCCAACCGGATCCCGATCAAGCCTTCTTTCTTTTTGATCCTGGTGGTGGATCGCTGCCGGCGAGAGAGCCCGGCCCTGGTCCGGGCGGTCCCCGTGGCTTTATCCTTGCCCCCACAAACCCCTTAATTGCGTTAAGGGATAGACTGCAAAGAAAAGTATCGTTTAAGGCGATCACATAGCCTTAATGTTCGCGGGTCCTTCCTGGTGATGCCTCATTCACGGTTACGGCGAGCGCGGGGCGCGGTCCCGAAAAAAATATAATAATTTCTGGCAAATTGGCAAAACCGACAAATTTCTTGTGAACGGACAAAGGTCCGTGATCCTGGCGGGCTCAATCATGCCCCGGCCTGGTGGTGGATCGCTGCCGGCGAGAGAGCCCGGCCCTGTTCCGGGTGGTTCCTTTGGTCCGGGGCAAGGCCCTGGTGGTGAAGCTGCGAGCGGTGAGGGAGCGCCGGGCCTGTCGGTCCCGCAGGTGATCCCTGATCTGGAAGGGATTGCTCCCAGGTTCCGGCGAGCGGTTCCCGTGGCCGGCGAGCTGCCTTGTCCCGCAGCGGTCCCCCGCCGCTCCAACCGTGTCCCGATCAAGCTTTCCTTCTCTTTGGTCCTGGTGGTGGATCACTGCCCGGCGGGAAGCCCGGTCCTGCAGGTGATCCGCGATCCGGAAGGGCTCCGGTGGGCTCGATCATGTCCCGGTCTGCCTCCTTGTTGCCGGTGAGCAGCTTTACCCCGCAACGGTCCCCGCCGCAGTGCCAACCGTCAACAATGCTGCCGTCCGGGTATTGGTAGCCGTCTTTTTCTTTGGTCCAAGTGGTTGAACCGCAGCCGGCGCAAGGGAGCCCGGTTACTTTTTCGGGCGGTTCCCTGTGGCCCAGGGCAATGACCGGGTGGCCCTCAATCCCCGGTTGGCAGTTGGTGCAGAAGAAGCCCCCGTTTTCCCGGTGGATGAATTCCCGGCCAAAGCAGATTGAACAGGGTTTCAAAAATTTGAGTTTCTCCGGGCGGGTTGCTGGCCCCCTGTCGGCCTTCGCCTTCCGCTCTTGTGCCTGGCCTTCAGGGTGTAAAGAAGAAGAAGGCTTTTCGTCCTGGCCGGCAAGGATCGGCGTTTCAGCGGAATTGACTGCCCGGTTTATCTGGTCAAAGAGTCCCATTCTACAAGTTTGCTGTCACTACTGTCACACTATGATATTTACTGTCACTTAATAATATATAATAATATTATATATTTATATATATATGTGACAGTAGTGACAGTAGTGACAGGGGTATTTATCCCCTATGGTGATTTTTTTGTGATTTTCATTTTTTTTTATATAGATGCCTCATTTTTGCTGTCACTACTGTCATTTCTGTCACTATCCTTTTAAATTCAAAATGTTAGCGTGTCACTTTGCTGTCACACTACTGTCACTCACTGTCACTCAATCAAGCTTCATACAGTCGAAAACCCATGCTCTTCTTTGTTTGGGCTGCCCCCTGCTATCTGTTTCAGGGTCGGCGGGGAAGCGGAAACGGTGACTGTTTTTCATAAATGCCGGGTGATTCATGAGCGCTTTCCCCAGGTTGTCATGGTAGGAAAATTGAGCGCCTTTGTTCCTGATAAGCTGTTCCACTGCCGGAAGGTTGATATAGAGCAGCTTCAACTTGTCATCAACATGGACGCATGAAGCGGTCTTGTCAGGATCGAGCAGGTCAAGAGTTTCGAAGAAGTGATCCGCAAGGCTGTAGTCCTTTATTTCCGAGGTCCTGCATTTCGTCTGTGCTGTTTCAAGTATGAATTCCGTGAGGTCTGTTCTGATACCATGAACCTTGCAAAAAAGACGATGAAACGAAAGTATCAGGGCGTGATTCTGCAGTATTCGCCGGTTATCCACTCTGGCCAAGTCATCAATTGCCTTTTCGTATTCTTTGAACCAATTTTCCTCAAAGGTTTTCCGCTGCTGCAAGGTAAGCAGCATAACGCGGGCGAGCTGTGGCAATGGTGTTTTGACAAGTTGTTCATATACCGCTCTGGTTTTTTCGCTAAGGTCGGTATGGTTGAAATGGAGACTGATAACCCGTTGTTTCTCTGCTTTCTGGTTGAATGGTTCCGTATTCTGGACAAAGAGAAGGGAGCCCAGAAAGGGCGCTTCCTCTGTTCTGTTGTCGTTGCTGAATGCCGCTTTGAGCTGTAAGGGTCCCTGGTTGTAGCCGGTAAGCAGAATTGAATAGTCAAAGGCCCGCTCGTTTCGCTGATTATCTTCAAGCAGGGCGGTAAATCGGCCCGATTCTCTGGAAATGGTCCGGGCAAGAGCTTTCTTCGTGTTGAGCTGAGAGAGCGGCAGGCCCTCCCCATCGTGGCCCTGCAGAGCATTAAGCATAACTGTCAAAGTACTCTTGCCGCTGGCCGGATCACCGTGGAAGGAAAGGAAGGGGAAGAATCCAATTTCCTTCTTTATCTGATTGACAAACCATCCGGCGCATAACCATGCTGCTGCAATGGCTCCATTCTTTCCCCATGCTCCCTGTATCAACTTGTATATGACCTTCACTTCCGGGCCTGTCCCCGCTGGCTTTATTGCCTTTTCTACAGCATGTGCCGGCGGTTTGCTCCAATCCTGGTGACTGGTTTTGTAAAGTCCTCGCTTGTTCGGGGAATGCAGCTTGCCGGCTGGATCAATTGCATAGTGCTTGAGGACATACCATCCTGATCCCGGTTGATAGCCGGTAATTGCGAGCTGGTTTACCTCTGGGGCGCTTTTGGCTCCGGTTATGAAAGTTGTAAGGGCGGTGCTTGCACTGGCCCCGCCTTCGTAGGAAACTTTTGCCCTGGTGAGAAAAAATTCTTTCATGCCCCTTGGGGTTGCCAAGTCCCGTCCGGTAGCAGTGGCATATACTGGACGGTTGTTTTTGGGGGTAATTTGCAGGTGGTATTGAAATTCCGGCTGTTCCGGGTGGCTGGTGTCCTTCAGATAAGAAATAACTTCCAGTGAGAATTTACCCATTCGCTCCACCATAAGGTAGCTTTCATCCCCTCTCTTCTTTAAAAAGCTGTACCAGGTGCAGCCGTCAAAGATGAACAGACCCGGGGGCCGCCCGAAAAAATCCTTGAATATTTCGGCGTATTCCCTGCTTGATTCTGCAAGAGCAAGTTGAGCGTTTACCCTGTACCGTGGCAGGTTTTGGGTAAACTGTTTTTTTATCTGCTCCAAGGGTCCTGCTTGAAGAAGGTCGTTCCAGTCCTGGCCCCGATCCGGCATGATCGCTTCTGCTTCCGGGTAGTGCTGCCGCCAATTTATTGTTGCCCTGGCTCCGGCCTGGTCCGCATCAAATGCCAAAACAAGGTTTTTCAAGTGGGACAGGTCGAGTTTTGTTGGGTCTTGGCCGCTGGCGATTACTGCTATAGCCTGGTTGCCAAGTTCGAGAAGTGACAGAGCGTCAATAATCCCTTCGGTGAGATACGTTTTTTTGCTTGGATCGTATTCAATGCCGGGATGCTGCCAAAACAGTCCGCTGGTTGACCCGCTGTTGTGGGTTTTCCCGTCCCCTTCCTTGGGGTTGAACAACCGCCCATTGAAAACTGTTTTCCCGGCATCATCTTTGCCAATGGGGAACATGACCGCGCCGGATATTTTACGAACGTTTTTCCAGTATTGAAACTTGAGGCCCTTAATGGCTTTGCTGATTCCCCGGCTTCTCAGGTATTCCAGTGCCGGGCGGTGCGGATCGCTCTTTGTTGCCGGATAATCGTTTTCAATGTCCTGTCGGATATTGAACAGTTCCAAGGTATGGGTGCGGGCTCCGCAGGATGACAGCTTATTGCAATTTATGCTCATCGGGCTGTCACTATAGGCCCATGCGGATTTATTGCCACAGACAGGGCAAATAATGCCCTGGATCGTGTTGCCGGATATCCTGGTCCCCTGGTGCCAGTAATGGGAACCTTTGAGCGCCAGGATGGTTTTTTCCGTGAGATTCATTACAGGTTGCCCCCTCCGTTATCAGGACCGAAACCGTTCCATTTCCCTGAGCTGCCGGAGAAGCTCATATGCATCAGTCTTGCTGAACCGGCCGGATACTGCTGGTCCGGAACCGGGCAAGTTAAGGTTAACCGTAATTGATTCACCACCACTGCCCGCTCCTGCTCCAACCATCCCGCCAGCCTGGAATTTCGGCAACCGCAAGGAATTGAGCGCGGCAAACAGGCCGGCCCCGAATTTGGCAACTGCTTCCTTGCGGATAATGAACTCACCGGCTTCCAGCAACGCCGGAATACGATCACCGCCGCCGTAACCGGACAACCGGCCGCCCTGGGCATATCCGTTGATCAGTCCGCCCATGGCCTTCTGAACAACCTCCTTGACGTGGATTGTCACTTCACGGTGCTTTGATGTCAGATCTTTAAGCCGATCCTCAACCCGATTAACCGCGTCAATGGACTCCTTTTCCATGGTGGCCCATACCCTGCCCCAATCCACACCCAGGGCGTCAACGTCGCCGCTCATGGCCTTGGTTGCGTATTCCACATCTCGGGCAGTTTGATCCATGGCCGCGCTTGACATCTGTTGCCAGACTCCGCCGATATTGACCAACTCGTCGGCTGCTTTCTTGGTGGACGTAGCTACATCCTCCATCTCGCCGGCGTCGATCCCGGCCATGGTTTTTTTCAGCTTCTCAAGCTGGACATTTGCCTGCTCAAGAGCCTTTGATCCCTCCACCATCCTGTCATAATCACCGAGCGCCTGTTCGTATAACTTGTCGGCGGCGGCAAAGGCGGCGTCAGCCTGTTCTTTTGCGTTGACGAGACGTCCTAAAAGTCCGGCCAAGGAATACGAATTTATCTTGGCATAAGCCTCAGCCACTTTCATGATAGCGCCATACAGAAAAAGGGCTGACGCCGCAGCGGTGCGAAAGGCCCCGGTAATTGCATTACCGGTTCGGATTGCAATGTCCGCCGTTGTAATCATGGCCTGCGCCATATCAACCATAGCCAGAGCGCCGTCCTTGGC